CATTTTGTTACTCCCGTTCATGTTGCCCAATTGATAATGAGGTGTGGTGCTTATCTCCGTTCTGCCGACCATATTGTGAAATTAACTAAGAACACATTTGGTGAAACTTCTATGGAGTATGAAGTGATAGGTGATGACTTGGCTTCAGTTTATCTTTACACTGATGTAGTTCCGAAGGTTCGTTTTGTTTGTGGTAAGACACTTCATTCCAAATTTGTCAATAATGATCATCCTGATTTGCCTGCCGGCGCTGCTATCTTTCTTCACAGATCCTCATCTGGTGCGTTGTCCTCTACTGAGTGTGCTTTTTGGACTCCTCGTGCCGCTCCTTCTTATGTCTATGCGGGACAGACTTTTTCTGTTGCTCCTGATTCAGCTCGACTCGCAGATAGACTTGGTTTCAAAGGTGATTGTGGTGGTGTTTATTTGTATCCTTCTGGGTTGGAAAGGTGTATTCTCGGGTTGCATGTTGCCGGGAAGAAGAATTCTGAATCCTCAGTTTCAGCCATGACTTTGTTCACACGCCCAGTTGTTGATCGTATCAAATCCTCCTCTATTGGTACGGGTTTCCCTGTCGAGAACGGACCATCATCCCTTACTGGTCTTTGTTCCGTTTTAGGTGTTCCATCTGCCATTTCAGCTTTCAATCCTGTTCATCCTCCCGTTGGTAGTGTTGCGTATTCCATTTTCCCCGATCTTTCAGATGAAAAATACGCGTTGGCTCGCATGTCTGCTGTTAATGGAGTTGACCCTTTAGTCCGAAATGTCCAAAAGATTGCTAATGCTCGAGTGGCACAGGCTGATTGTCCCGATATGTCTGTCCCCCTTTTTGTTGTCTCTGCTAAATTGAAATCTGCTAATTTTTCTCCCCCCCCCGTCATTCTTGATTATCCCGCAATTGTTGGTTCTGAGTGTGATCTTTCTGCCATTGATAAAACAGCTTCGTCTGGCAAACCTTTTGATCTTATAGGTTCTACCAAAGCTATAGCTTTCGATTCTGATGGCACGTTAAAGAGAGACTTTCTCATGTTTTTGTATCAGTGTGAAGATAAGTTGTGTCCACCCGATTGGAATACCCGCAGTTTTGAAGATTTTGAAGTTCTTGATGCCGCTTGCGTTGCTTCACTCAAGGATGAGCCTCGTCCAGTTGAGAAAGTTGAGCTCGCTGCTACCCGTGTGTTTACTGTCAGTCCTATACATGAGTTCTTTTTGGATCGTAAGTACTTCATTGATCTCTCCAGATTGTTCACTAAACGTAACCTAGCCGTTTGTAGTGCTCTTGGTCTTAGTCAAGAAGATTTTGGTGCTATCCATGAACATCTTTCTCATTCAAACATTCTTGCTGCTGATTTTTCTGGATTCGACCAAAGTTTTACGCCCCGTTTTATGAAGTTGGTTGCTCGTGTTATTCTTTCCTTTTATCCTAATACAGATCCTATTACTCGAGTTGTTGACCCTGACCTTCCTCCACTTG